TGAGTTTGTTACAGCGTTTGACATTGATGGTGCTTCTGATGGTGCTTATGCTCCTTCTGTTACTCCATCCGCAGATGTCACTCTTGCTACTGCAGATACTTTGGACCTTACCTTTGCTGGTGATGGTGCAACATTTTCTGCAGGTAAAATTCGTGTCTATGCAGTGATGATGGACGTAAGTGACCAAGGTGACGTATCTGCTGATGAAGTAGACCGTGATACCCTTGCTTAACTTAATTAGGGGGCAGGGAAACTTGCCCCTTTAACCTTTTTATATAGGAGATTGAAATGGCTGTTACTACTGCAATGTGTAATAGTTTTAAGCAGGAACTGTTAGGTGGTGTTCACGACTTGGATACACACACCTTAAAAATTGCTTTAATTAATGGAACTAATGATGATTATAACAAAGCAACTACAAACTATTCAGACGTGACAGGTGGTAGCGGTAACGATGAAGCATCTGGCACAAACTATAGTGCAGGTGGTCAAAATCTTGACGGAGCAACTATTGCTTTAACAAATGATACTGCACACGTAAGTTTTACAGATGAAGTTTTTAGTAATGTAACTTGCTCTGCTATTGGTGCGTTGATATATAATTCTTCTGCATCTAATAAAGCAATTTGCACCATTAGCTTTGGTGGTACTGTTAGTGCTGTTGCTGGTGATTTAACAATTGACTTTCCTGCCGCTGGTGAAAGCACATCTATAATAAGAATATCTTAGGATAAATAACCATGTCTGTTACCTTAAACCAAGCCAAGTTCGGTACTGGTGTATACGGTACAGCAAAATATGGTCAGTTTATTGTTGATATAAATCTGGGTGTTACAGCTACAGGTACGGTTGCTTCTGTTGAACCTCAAGTAAAAGTTTCAGCAACAGCAGTTACTGCATCTTTAGCTATTGCAAGTGTAAATGTTACGGTAGCACCAACAATATCTGCAACACCAGTTACTGCATCTTTTGCAATAGCTACCACAACTAATGTAGATATACAAGAAGACCCTTCAAGTGGGGCTACAGCTACATTTGCTATTGCATCTGTGGCTATTAATATACAAGAAGACGTAGGTAGTGTATCTGCTTCTACTGCTATATCAACATCTACGAACACAGCTATACAAGAAGATGTAGGCAGTGTATCTGCATCATTTAGTCTTGCTTCTGTAAGTATAGGTAATATAGACGCTCCAACGTCAGGTGTTTCAGGTTCTACTAATACACCTAATTTACAAGTAGATGTATCTACAAACACTGTAACAGGTGTTAGCGCATCTACAGTTATAAGTACAGCTACTCAAGCAATATCTAATAGTGCTACTGTTGATTTAACAGGAGTTAGTGCTACAGGTTCTTTTGCAATAACTGCCGCTGGAACAGACTTAAACTCCCCTGAACTAACAGCAGTTACAGCTACAGGCACAATAGACTCTGTTGGAATAGACTCAGAAGTTACTATAAGTAGTGCTGCTACAGCAACAGGTGCTATTGCTGGACTAACACTTAACATAACAGAAGTTATGCAAGCTGTTACAGCAACAGGTGCTATAGGAACAGTAGAGCCACAAACATCAGAAGCTACGGAAAGTGCTACAGCTTCTATTGTTGCTGGTTCATTAAATCAAGTTAAAGTATCAGAAAGACTGCAAGCAGTTACAGCATCAGGTGCGATAAATACTTTAACACAAGTTAAAACAAGTGCAGGGCTAGATACTGTTGAAGCACAAGGAGCAATAGCTTCTGTGGGTATCGCAGTTGGCTCACCAACACTAACTACGATACTAAGTTCGTTTACTGTTGCAAGCATAGCCCCTGATATAACTGAAGTAACGGATACTGTATCAGCAACAGGAGTTATAGGCACAACATCTGCAACAGGTGTACAGTTTGACTTTGAGGCTGTTAAAGAATTATATGATAGATTTAGAACAGTTTATGTAGAGGGATTTACACAAACATCTTCAGAAAGAACTGTGTACGTTCCTACAGAATTAAGAAAAATTTATGTAGAAGGATTTTCTACATCAGCAGAAAGAAGAGCAAGAGTCTCAAAAGCCGCATAGGAGATATAGATGTCATTTCGTTGGCCTGTTAAAGACCCAGATGAAACATTAGATTACAGTGTAGATTGGTCTAGGTTTTTAGGCACAAACACAATATCATCTGTTGTGTGGTCTGTTGAAACACCTGAACGCACTAAAACAACTTTAGCTGCAGGACAAACTTTAACTACAGCATCAAGCAGTGCAGTAACAGATAGTATACAAAATGTATCTCAAACTAATACTACTACTGTTGCTACAATAAATATAGCAGGTGGTGTATTAAATAGAGAATATACTTTTACTTGTCAGGTTACAGATAACACATCTAGTGTAGCAGAACGTACCATAAAACTTGTGATAAGAGAGAAATAATGGCATACGATTTTTTAGAACTTGTAAATGAGATTAATAGAAGACTAAACGAAGTTGAACTAACGACAACTAACTTTGCAACAGCTAAAGGTTTTTATGCTCATGCTAAAGATGCAGTTAATGCTTCTATTAGATATATGAACCAAGCAGAATATAATTGGCCTTACAATCATGTTGAACAAGAAGATACGTTAAGCGTTGGTGTAAGTCGTTATGCATTTCCTCACGATTCAAAGGTAGTAGACTTTGGTAGTTTTAGAATAAAAGAAAACACCACACTAGGAAACAATACAGAAAAATTAGGAACAATTGCATACGAAGAATATTTAAATAAGTTTGTAGAGCAAGAGTATGCATCCGATACATCTTTACGTGGAATACCTTTATCTGTAATACACGCACCATCTTTAGAGTACATAGTTACTCCTGCTCCTGACAAAGCATATACAGTCGTGTATGAATACTATCGTATTCCTGTAGATTTATCTTTACACGATGATGTGCCAGTAATACCAGAAAGATTTAAACATATTATTGTAGATGGTGCTATGCACTACGCATATTTATTTAGAGGAAATACTCAGGATTCTGTTGTAATGAAAGAAAGATTTGAAGAGGGCATTAAGAATATGCGCTCTATGTTAATCAATCGTTATCATTATGTGCGTTCAGGTATGATTGTACGTTCTTCAGGAACAACATCTTTAGGAGATGCAAGAGCAACTGCTGGTGCGGCATTTTACTAATTAGTATAGGTAAATTATAAATGGCTGACAGATGGCAAACTTATTCAGTAGAGTATGCAGGTGGTTTAATTACAAATTTATCACCTTATCAACATGGTATTAAAGCACCCGGGTCTGCTCGTATATTACGTAACTTTGAACCATCTGTGTTTGGTGGCTATCGTAGAGTAGAAGGATATGTAAAGTTAGGGGGTACTAGCACAAATATACCTGTAGTTCCTAACTCTGGTTTGATTAGAGGTGTGTTAAAGTTTGGTTCTAACTTTCTTGCTTTTAGAGGTAATGGTTTATTTTTATGTGATGGTCAAGCATCTACAAGTTCTTGGACAAATGTAACAGACAATTCAACATATGGTAGTGGAAGCCTTTTTTTAAATAATAGTTCAGGAAAAGTACGTTTTTTAAAATACAACTTTGACGGAACAGAAAAACTATTTATAGTAGATGGTGGTGGAAAACCATTTAGATTTACAGGAAGTGCTTTTGCACAGTTAAGTTCACTGCCTTCTGATACATCTGGTGCTACTCACGTTGTAAATTTTAAGGGGCATATATTTTTAGCAAACGGAACTAAACTTGTTCACTCTGCACCTGAAGATGAAACTGACTTTTCTGTAGCAAATGGTGGCGGTGTTTTTAACATTGGTGATACCATAACAGGATTAATTGTTTTCCGTGAGCAGTTAATTATTTTTACTAGAAATACTATAAGTGTTCTTCAAGGTACTAGTACATTAGATTTTGTATTACAACCTGTCTCACGAAGTTTAGGATGTGTATCAGAAGATACTATACAAGAGATAGGTGGAGACATTATATTTTTAGGACCTGATGGATTAAGACTATTTAGTGCTACAGATAAAATTGGAGACTTTGGACTAGCTGTTATATCAAAACCAATACAAACAGAAATGTTGGATTTAACTTCTTCTAGTCCAAGTGGTTTTTCTAGTATTGTAATCAGAGAAAAAAGTCAGTACAGAATATTTGGATTTAATACGTCTACACAAGATAATGCTGCAAAAGGTATTGCAGGAACACAGTTAGAAGATGGTATTAAATGGAATGACCTCAGAGGTTTTAATGCTCACGTTGCATTTAGTGAATATGATTTTGGTGCAACAGGTGCTTCAGAAGTAATTCTGTTTGGTAATGCAACAGGTTTTGTATATCAAATGGAACAAGGTAATACACAAGATGGCGCACATATTAATGCTACTTTTGCTACACCTTTTATACCACTACAAGACCCAGAGGTAAGAAAAACAATATATAAAGGAACTACGTATTTAGATGTTAATGGTTCGTTTGATTTAGAATATTCTTTGAAGTTTGACTTTGACCAACCAGATGGTGTTCAACCTGACTCTACTTTAACTACAGACTCTGCCGCTTCGGTGACATATGGTGAAGGTGTATTTGGAACATCTTTGTTTGGCAATAAACAAAAAGCAATATACGAAGTTCAAACGGTAGGTTCAGGATTTACTGTATCATTACTTTATGAAACAACAGGTTCAGGAACAGATGCAGTGTTTTCAATAGATTCAGCAACATTAGAGTATGCAGTAAACGATAGGAGATAGGTATGGGTACAGGTTACACTCGTAATGATACTGGTAATAATATAGCAGATGGTAATGTAATAAACGCATCTGATTTAGACGGAGAGTTTGATGCTATTGTTGCCGCATTTAATGCAAGTTCTGGACATACTCACGATGGTTCAACAGGTGAAGGACCTCCTATTGCCGCGGCTGGTATAGCTAATAATGCTGTTGAACTAGGAACTAAAACAACAGGAAACTATGTAGCAACTATAACTGGTGGTACAGGTATAGCGTCTACTGGTGCTACATCTGGCGAAACTATATCTCATACATTATCTGTAGATTTATCTGAACTTACAGATATGACACAGACAATGGTTGGAACAGATGAGTTTATTGTCCTTGATAATGGTGCTGATAGACGTAAAGCAGCAAATGAAATACCACTTAGTATCTTTAACAACGACAGTGGTTTTACAACTACATCAGGTACAGTTACCAGTGTAGCATTAAGTGCTGGTAATTTAATAGATATTTCTGGAAGCACTATAACTTCTTCAGGTACATTTACAGTTAATGTAGATTTATCTGAGTTGACTGATATGACTCAGACAATTGTGACAGGTGATGAGTTTGTTGTTCTTGATGATGGAGTGCAAAAGAGAAAAGCCGCAAGTGAAATACCATTAAGTATATTTAACAACGATAGTGGCTTTACAACTAATACAGGTGATATTACAGGTGTTACAGCAGGAACAGGTTTATCAGGTGGTGGTACTTCAGGTGGTGTTACACTAGCATTAGATTTTTCTGAACTGACCGATATGACAGGAGACATTTCTGGAAGCACAGAATTTATCTTACAAGATGGTACAACTGAATCACGTAAAGCTGCTAGTGAAATTAAACTGTCAAACTTTAATAACGATAGCGGTTTTACAACCACATCAGGAACAGTAACTAGTGTCGCTTTATCTGCTGGTAACTTAATTGACATCTCTGGTAGTACAATAACATCCTCTGGAACTTTTACTGTTAATGTAGATTTGTCTGAACTAACAGACATGACACAAACTATAACTAACTCAGATGAATTTGTAGTTTTAGATGGCGGTGTTCAGAAAAGAAAACAAGCTAGTGAGATACCTATTAGTATTTTTAACAACGATAGTGGCTTTATTACAAGTTCATCAACATCACTGCCTATTGAAAACTCTAGTAATGCTACGCAGTTTACAGCAACTAATTCTACAGGGCTACAGTTTGCCGCTGGTGGTTCAGCTAGTGTAGCTTTTGACTCTACAAATAGACGAGTAACCTATACAGTTACTGAATCAGACCCTGCTGCTTTGGCTTTTGCTATAGCATTAGGTTAAATATTGCTTGACAAATCATTCAAAGTATGATATAATTATACACAGTTAGGAGTAATTAAAATGGCAAATGCTTTTTTATCAGAGACAGATAAAGAAATAGGCACTAGCACAGCTACCATTTTTACTTGTGGCTCATCTACTGAATCTACTATAATAGGTCTAAGCGTTGCAAATAGAGTAACATCACAGATACTTGTGGATGTTGAACTAGATGCTTCAAGTAGAACTAGTGGTTCAGAGGATAAAGTGTTTCTTGTAAAAGATGCACCTATTCCTGTAGGTGGAGCATTAGTAGTAATTGGTGGCGACCAAAAGGTAGTGCTTGAACCGGGTGATGCAATTAAAGTAACATCCGATACAGCTTCATCTGCAGATGTCGTTCTTAGTCATCTTGATATTACATAAGGATATATAATATGCCTTACATTGGTGGAACACCCACAGCAAACTTTGTAGATGTACCTACAGTAGAACGCTTTAATGGTAATAACTCTACTACGTCTTTTACTTTATCTCGCACAGTAGGTGCGGATGAAGATATACTTGTTTCTGTAGATGGTGTTATTCAGGACACAAATAAATATAGCGTAAGTGGTACAACACTTAGCTTTAGCACAGCACCTTCAACTGGTACTGGTAATGTCTTTGTTAATTTTCTTGGTCTTAGCATAGCTACTGTATCACCACCAACTGCTAACAGAAGTAGTTTTATAGGTGGTGGTATGTTTCGTGTGAATGATAA